ATTAGTGCTTTAACTTCTTCTTCGGATAATCCTAAGTCTAGTAACTTTTGTTTGCCAGATGCTTTTTTAGTTTCTGCATCTTGTTTAGTATTTACAATTTCAGTTTCTAATTCTGTTATTTTAGTTTGAATATCTGCTTTAGAAATTTCAGCAGTTCCATCTAACCATTCAATAGTACAAGTATCTAAATCACTACCTCTCACAACTACTTCTGCATTAGGATTTATTTTTTGAATTGCTTTTATAATCATGCTGAAATCTCCATTAAAGTTATCATTGATGTACTATTCATAGAACAAATTCCAGCACTTGCACTACCTGTATTTGCTTTAATTTGAACTTTATAAGTTGTTTCAGAAGTGGTTGATGGAGAATCTAAATAAGTAACAGCAGCACCACCTACTCCTGTATGATAGTCGCTGTCTGTAAATCCATACTTTTGCATATAACCTGCTCTACCTGCGAAATCTGCAACAATTTGTGTGGAAGCTCTCATTACATTTGCATATAACCAATTTAAAGTATCCCTTCTTTCAATTCCATTTAAAGCAATCATAACTAAAATTTTACTTGAAGTTGAGCTTGGTGTTATATTAGCTGTTAAACCACTATCAGCAAAAGATGTTGAGCTTGTTGTAGTTGATGTTGAATAAGTTGCGTTTATTATTTGCAAAACTTTTCCACCAACACCACTTCCTAACTTAGCACTTGTAATAGCACCATCTACAATCTTAGCTGTAGTAACTGTATTATCTGATGGAACTCCTACATCTAAAGTGTTTCCAAGTACGATAATATGGTCAATCACATCTCCTGTTACTAAGTTACTAGCAAAAGTTATTGTTGAACCTGATACTGTAAAAGAAGTTGTTGGAGATTGTAAAATTCCATTAAGTGAAACTAAGAACTGATTAACATTAGAATATTCTGTAAAGTTAGCACCACCATTTTGCATAGTGTATGCTGCTTGACCATTTACAACACTAATAGCATCTAGCTTGACGAAGTTTCCAATAACAGGTGTTTTTCCTATGTAACTCATTAATTATTCCTTTGGGTATTTATCTTTAATTGTTTTAATTGTAGCTTTCCAAGCATCTATTCCATTGTGATAGATGTCATCTAATTGGTCTGCCATTGATGGATATTCTAATACTCTATCTCTTTGATATTGGTTAGCATCATACTCTGCTTGTAACTCTACCATTTTAGCTTCTATGTCAGCTTTAGGTATTGGTGTTGTTCCATTGTGCCATTTTATTTCACAAGTGTTTATATCAGTTCCTGTTACACTCATTTGTGCATTAGGATTTATTTTTAAAATTGCTTCTGTAATCATTATCCAGCTACCTCTATTAAAGTTATTGTTGAATCATCTCCTTGTGTTTGAAATTGTACATAACCAGAAGTGACTTTAGCATAAACTGTATATGTTGTAGCAGAAGTTGTATTTGGACTATCTAAAAATACCATTGACATAGGTGTAATAATATAATTGTCAGCATTCCAATTATTAAACGAAACATCTGAAGATAAATTTGTGATACCTCTATATATAGTTGTAAAAGATTGTGCATTTGCAGTATTTGTGTAAGCACTAGAATTTGCCATAATAAGAATTTTACTACTTGTAGCTGAAGGTGTAATTGTTGCTGTCATATTAGTAGCAACATAACTTGATGATGTTACATTTTCTGTTGTAGAATTTGTAGCTTGAACAACTTGCAAAACCTTACCACCTACACCACTAGGTAAAGTAATTGTATTGCCTGATAGGTCTAAAGTCGTAGCAAGTTTATCAACAGTAATAATATTATCTGCTAAATCAGATGTTCCTAAAGGAACTGCTGTTGGAACTTTACCTATATAAGCCATTTAAACTCCTTACGATACATCAGTTAATAATTGCAAATGAACATCACAGTTACCACTAGCATCATCAGTTTGTGCTTGTACTTTATCAGAACTTGCTAAAACTATTTTTGGTAGTTCTAGTGATGAACCACTTGGTAATGGTACATCTTTAAATATGAATTTTCCAGCAGTTGCTGAATTATCATATTTCTTGATTGATACATTCATTGATGTTGTTGTGGTGTTTGAGATTGTTCCAGCAATAACTAAAGATTTATTTGTTGCAGTAAATACATCTGTCAGAGTTGCATCTGTTAGACTTACTTGTGCATCATTAAAATTATTTGCCATATTTTCTCCTTAACTTCCTAAAGCTACTGCAAATGGAATTGAGTTAGGGTCGCTTTCTGTAACTGAAACTCCACTTGGTAGTGTTATTGCATTGGTTGATGTATTGATACTAAATAATTCTAAATCATCTGTTCCGTCAAAAACTTTAATTGAATAAGTATCTGTTACTGAACTGTCTATCCAAATTGTTCCAGCAATTGCTGAACTTGGTCTTGATGAACCAATATGATTAGAATTAAGTGCAGTTAGTGCATTATTAAGATCACTTCTAAATGATGGAAAAGATTGGTTCGCTATGTTTAAATCGTGTTGTGCCATAATTTCTTATACTCCTTTTAATGTCCTTTTGCAATATAATCAAACGTCCTTGATACATTTGTTCCACCAGAATTTTTAAATAAAACATCAAAGCCATTTATTGTTTTATTAGATACTGTGAAGAAATCGCCTGTGTTTGCATCTTCCATTGTAAGTCCTAGTGCATAATTAACAGTTTTAAATGGATTTGTAAATACCACAGTTTTTGTTCCAACACCAGATATAATATCATTACCACTAAATATTCTATCAGGCATATCAATAGTTACTGTAACTTCATCAACTACAGGAGTTGAAGATAAATCTCTTGAAATTAATACTACTCTGAATTTAAAGTATCTTGCTGTGTAATCTCCTATAACAAAGTTTTGGAAAGCTGTGTAAGTTATATTGTCATCAGAAGTTGCAATTTCTAAATGTGCATTTGCATTAGCTGGTGTATCTCCATCAAAGTTAGAAGAAGCAGTATCAAATAATCCTGATCTGTTATCAAATAAATCGTCTGGGTTATCTGATGTTTGAGATAAAGTAGCTGTAAGTCTGCAAGTATGTCTAGCACCTATGTCTATAATATCTGCAAATAAATAGTTTCCACTTGGATAGAAGTCAGCATTAGTAACACCAGAATCAAAAAATCTAGTTGTTTCATCATCAAATAAACCAGCACCACTATCAAACAATTCTGATGAATCTAATCTTAAAGTATTATTATCTATAATAACATTTGTTGTAGTACCTAAAAAATCAGGGTGTTCTGATTGTGTTGCTACTGCATTAAAATTTAAAACCCCTGTAACATTAGAAATAATAGCAGTTGCATTAGAACTAAAGTTTCCTAATTTATCTACTGCTTTAATTAGATAAGTACCTTGTCTAGCTGGTACAGAAATAGAAGTTGCTGGTCTTGATATTTTTTCTACTAATGCTACTGAATTTTCCCATGTTGCACTTCCATCTGTTTCTTTACTAAATCTTAGTGAGTAATATGCAAGATCAAGGTCTGGTATTTGTGTCCAACCTAAATGTGCTTCTTGTCCTACAATATTACATGAAAAATCTTCAATATCACTAGGTGGCTCAATAGCACCAATAATTGTTCTTTGTGCTGTTACATAAGTTGATGATGTGCCTAAACTTGAAACTGCTTTAACTCTTACATCATAAGTTTGTTGGTCAATTACGTTTAAGACTCTGTGATTTAATCCTGACCCTTGTGCGTAAATAATATAATTTGAATCTGAACTTAATTTATATTCTACTTGGTAGTAATCAACAAAGCTATCAGGAGAAGCACCTATTGTTACATTCAAAGCAACGATAACTGTACCATCATTGTATTCAATTAATTGGTCATCTAAAGTAACACTTGCTGGTGGTTGAACATTAAATGGATTAGGTAAATTAGTTGATGGTACTGTGGTTGCTTGTACTTTAGTAGCCCAAGTATAATGACTATCTTGGTGTTCCACTAATGATAAACCTATTGTAAAATCTTCATTGAAAGTAATACCCATAACTCTAAAAGGTTTAGCAGAAAATCCTAAACTACTATGAGTGATATTAACTATATCTGCTATTGCTAAATCATAAGCATCAAAGCTAACAGTTATTCCTAAAGTTAATGCTTCTCTTGATCTTCTTAAAATAACTTCTGCCATTTCTTCTGCTTGGTATTGACTTGTAATAGTTTTAAAATCAAATCTTCCCTCTAACAAGAATCCACCGTCAGCAGTTTTCATAGTTGCGTGTTGATCTGCACTAGGCAAACCAGAGTCATCTATCGGTGGAAATTGTACTTCATCAACTTGATAGTTACGATCAGGATTAACAAAACCAACTATTACTCTATTATACTTTTCATTCTTACTTGGGATTGATAAATTATATCCACCTATAATATCATCTTCATTTAAAGTAATAGACGCAGTTCCTGTTGTTTCAATTATTAAACTATACTTACCTTGTGTGTATGGAAGATAGCCTCTACAACCTTTTAAAAATTCTCTAACATTAGTAATAATAGTTTGTGAAGTATCTATTGCAGTATTGGTATCAAATATATTTATATCACTACTACCAGAATAAGGTGTTACTTGTGTTATACAAACTTGTGAAGCATCATAAAAAGATTGTAAATCTATTTCGCTAACTGCTAATCCTTTTCCATATCTTTCATTAGTTAAGTAATCTAATAAACACCATGATGGGTTTGTAGAATAACTTGCAGTTTGTTCAACTAAACTTGCATTATATGTTTTAACTTTTTTACCTTGTATTTTAGCTTGTACTTTTGGAACTCCTGTAAATGCGTCTTGATTCCATTTAAATCTGATTGCAAGATAACAAAGACCAGACAGCTTATGATTACTTCCCCAATTAGTTAATGTTGATAATAAAGTTGATGCTGATTGACCATCTGTTCCATAATGAGGCTCTATTCTAATTAAACTTGTTGAGTCTTTATAAAAATTAGTATCTGAACTATTAACTTCTACTTCTGTTCCATCTGATAATGCACTTGCCCAAGTAACTACTTTATCATCTACTCTAATTTCTGTTATATCGTTTATCTCTCCTTCTGCCATAACGATAGACATATACAAGTAAGTATTATCTGTTCCAGAAGTTTCCATGAACACTCTAGTTCCACCAACTAATCTTTCTCCATATACAACAGGAATGTTTGAGTCATTAGATTGTTTATTAATTAAAAGACCTTTTTCAAAATCATCAAAAGAGTTAGTACCAAAATCTTCTATTTCAGGAACTTTAGGTCTTAATATCCATGACATGAATAAACTAACCCCTAAAGAAACTAAAGGATTACTAAAAAAACTAAATATTTTTGACTTTGTTATAGACTTTATTATTCCACCAAATCCACCAAATCCCATTATACTCTACCCCATTTAATATCTTGTACTGTTTCAGAAGCAAAATCCATACCCACATCTGTGCTAAAAAATCTTTGTTGAGAAGTATTGTTTGTTTTTCTTCCATTCTTTTTATCAAAGTCTGCCCAATGAGATACGATTGATAAACCAACAACACTATCTTTTTCTTTTTCTTGTATTTCAAAACTTTCAATATTTCCTTTATATAAAAGAAATGGGTCTGCAATTAATGAGTTATCATCAGCTAATAACCCTCTGTAAATAGTAACAGAGTCATTAACTACATTCTCATTTAATACTGTAGAGATAAAGGTTTGATCTGCACCTGATAGATTAATTGAAACAGTTGATTTAGTAATATCTGTTTCTTCTGTGTGATTAGATATACCTAATATAAAATCTGATGCTAAATAAGTAACTGATGAGCCTGATACTGATGATGTTAGTGAAAAGGAACAATCAGTAATATTAACAGGAGTAGCGAACCCAATAGTGATAAGATGTATTGGTCTAATATCATTTGTTGCTAGTTCGTTCTTTATTGCTGTTGTCAGGCTTCTCGTCATATTCCTCAAATGTTCTTCTATTAATTTTTATTGCATCATTGACAGTATAAGTGGCATTTTTAGATGGATCACTATACTTACCCTGATTCAAAGATTGAGCATTAAAATCATCAGCTTCTATTATTTCTTCTGCTAAAAAATCAACACTAATCCAATATTTTACTTTGTATTTCATCTATAAGGATTCTTCAACATCAAATTCAAATTGATATAAAAATGCACCATCTTTTGTTGTTCCTACTGCACCAAATTCTTGAATATCATTTGTTAAATGTACTGTAAAAGGAACATTATCATAAGTAACTATTGAATCATCTGCAAGTGCTGTAATTAAAGGTGGCTCAATGGTTACTGTTGATGCGTTACTAGAAGCCTGAACATCTTCTACAATCATATAAACTTTTGAATGACTTGCGAACTTTATAAAATCTCCAGCTTTAAATGCGTGTGGATTATTGTTGTGGTGTCCGTCCATAGCAATAGTTGTATCTCCAACTGCGTGAACACCATTAACTAAAACTGTATTTGTTTCATTACCTCTAGCATCTTCTACTTCTGGTGGGATTATTGTAAAGTTTTCTTTGCCTGATCTTTGCTTAATTATAAAAGCCATAAGTTGTCCATAAACATCTGATCTAGTTCCTGTAATTATCCTAACTGTAAATGCCCATCTTTGACCATCTATTTGTCTAGCAAGTTTCTTACCAGATACAGTTTTTGAAATAATAGTATTTTGAATTGACTTTATTCCTAAAGATTCAAACTTAGCAGAAGATATTGGAAAAGCACCAGACATTAGATTAAGTTTTTACTCCCTCTTTCATTTACAGCACTATTAATTAATTGTGTAATAGTTCCTCTTGATCTAACTAATAAATCTTCAAAGCCAGAAGCATCTACTGTGTTGATATTAAAATTAACTGTTGTTGCACCACCACCTGAACCACCTCTAGCTGATTGTTGTATTTGTCCTGATGAGTTAGGTATAAATAATTCAGCACCTTGTTCTCCTACCATATAAGGTTGTCCTTTTTGAACTGAGCCACCTGATGCTCTAAAGAAACTAGAAGCAAAACTCACTAAAGAACTTCCCATACTACCACTACCACCAGCACTAGCTGCTTGTTGTTGTCTTTTTTGTTCTGTAATTAATCTTTCTATTGATAGTAATGTTGTGGCTTGTCCAATTTTAAAATTACCTAATTTGACTAAAATTTGTTCTCTAACAATTTGTTCTATTAATACTGCTATAATTTTTGCTAAAACATTTTGAGCCATATTTCTTAATGTGTCTTTTAAATTTTCTCCAAACACTAATGCTCTTGCAAAACCCTCTGACATTTGTGTAATTCCATTATTTATACCTTCTGCAATTATCATTTGTATATTTGATGTTTTGTCTTTAATATTTTGTAAAGCACCAGAATTTAAGTCTTTAAATTTAGTAATAGCTTTTTCAGTTGCACTTGGAATCTTATATCCTAGTTCACTTTCAGTATTATATAAAAATGTATCTATTTCCTCTACTTGTTTTTTAAACTCTTTTGTAGATTCAATTAAAACTTTATAATTATCTCT